TTATTCTCTCATAGCAGCGTCAAAAATATCGGCTGCTTTCCTCTTTTCTTTTTTAGTTAAATGCATATAGGTATCCATAGTGGTCGAGATACGTGAATGTCCTAATCGTAGCTGAATCGCTTTGATATTAACTCCTAACTCTAGAAGCTGGGTCGCGTGAGTATGTCTAAAAGAGTGGAAATCAAAATCAATGCCAGCATCTTGATTCGCTTTATCCATATTCCATTTAATAACGTTAGGTGTTACGGGCTCGCCATTTTCTTTTGTACAAACAAAATTAGTATTAGTATAATGCATGCCGTATAATAATTTGTTTTCTAATTGTTTTTTCTTGTGAGTTTTCAATAAACTGATCAATGTATCACCTATATCTATTTCTCGATAAGAGGATGGTGTTTTGGGTGTGGTTATCTTATAAGTGGTTCCGTCTGGATTCTTTTTTGTTGGGATCATGTTCTTTTTGACTGTGATGGTTTTATCCTCAAAGCTAATCGCATCCCACTCAAGTCCACAAACTTCTCCTCGTCTCATTCCGGTATGGTAGGCAATCATCATGGGCATATACATATGATTAGAGGGAGTGATATATTCCCTTAACTTTTTAAATTCTTTTTTACTCAGTATCTTTAAGTCTTCTTTAGACCTTAAGTTTGGTGTATCGAATTTAGGCATTTCAACATGAGTCATAGGGTTTTCCTTGATCAGTTGGTAAGGATAGACAGCTCGGCGAAGAGAGCTGACTAAGACACTTTTAGTTATGGCAACAGTTTTTTTCGCAAAACCTTTCTCAACTTCTTTATAAAGTAAATCCTGTAATATCTCTGGACCGACTTGTTTAAGTTTGTAATCCGACAGGTAGGGCAAAAGATGGTTATCGATTGTGCTCCTGTAATTTTCTTGAGTATTTTCCTTTAAATTAGTTTCTACATAGTTTTTAAACCAATATTCAAAAAAATCACTACATGATATTTCAGATACTTTAAATAAACTACCGCTATTAACGTATTCATCAATTGCTCTATTTAAGGTTAATCTAGCTTCACCTTTGGTTTTTCCTCCATAGCGTTCCACACGTCTTCTTTTACCGTCTACAGATGGCATTTCAAGAGAGTAATACCAGTTGTTTCCTCGTTTTCTTAATGAACCTTTCATTATGTTATCTACTCCTTTTTATAAATACTTCGAGGCACCTTAACATGCAGTTGGTCCTCTTCTAAATCCAACATTACTTCTAAAGGGGCATGGAGGTTAATGTCAGGGTAGAGGAGACCAACATTCTTAAGCTGCTTCCAATCATCAACAGACGTCTCAATTTCCCCGTATCGTCTTAATTTCAAGTGGATATAGTCCTCGTAATAGTAAGCGAAGAGGGACATAGAGTGATCCACATCAAATGTTCTGATTTGATAAGCTCCGGATAATTCCGTATTTTTGTCGATAAAGTCCGATTCATAGGCAGTCATTTCGATAATAAACATGGTTTTCACTCCGTTTCTCGTACTTTTTATACTTAAATACGAATGTATGTTCTTTTACGGTTAAAAAGAAAAGCCGGTTAGGCTAGTCTTTTCCAAATAATTAACGTTTTAGTCTATCGTAGATTGAGCCAAGTGTTTCAAAGATAGATTTCTTACTTTTTGCCGTTTTTTTATGAGGGGTTTTTTTGCCACCTGACCGACTAAATACTTCTTTATACGTATTTATTAAATTGTTTTCATCCATATCCATACTAAAGTTAATGGAATCCTTAATCTCGGAAGCCGTAAATACGGTTTTTAGGTCGAGAGATTTAATTGATTCTTCTATGACGGAATACAATTGGTCGGTGTATTCAGGGTTGACAGATAACAGAATTTTTAAGTCGTTAGTTACCATTTCAGGTATTTTATATGTGTCCATAAAATAATCGAAATCTTGTAATAAATATTCCATACTCAATGTTTCCTGAGAACTAAAGTTCGAAACGCAACTTCTTACCAAAAATAAAAATTGGCCGTAATAATCGTCATAATTCCTACAAATTTTAGAAGCTTCCCATAGCGGGAAGACTAAATTTCTTTTAAACCTTGATGTTTCTTGGGAATAGTTATACGAGCTTTCTAAGCTATGTATCAAAACTTCTTTGTCATTAAGTTGAGGATTGTTTCTCTTTGTATTAAAGGCATCAACTACAGTCATAAAGCTCGACAAATTTCTGTGAGTATACATCAGATAATCAGTATTGTTTATTACTTCTTTCCCTCGTTCTGTTGGCAACCACACTTTATTTAGTTTTGATATATAAGTTTCAACATCAGCCGCATCCTTGATTCTGTTTATCAAGTCTTTCTTCTTTCCAGATACAGGGAGTTCATTGGCTTTTAAAATTGATTTCAACTGATCAACTTTTAATGTGTTTAGAGACTTTTCAACATCTACTTCAAGTTTGATATAACCTTTTCGTACAAGTTGGTTTACAATTTTATTGATATTAGCGCTGTATCTATCTTTCCAAAAAGATTGGTTAAGCTCATAAGTTTCATCTTTATCACTCAAGTAATGTAATACCAATATATCTACAGCATTCATTTTTATCCTCCTTTATTTATCAAACACATTCCCGCATTCTTTACAATGCCATTTGTCTGTTTTGCCCTTCTTACCAGCAAAACCTGCTAAAGTACCAATTCCTCCGGTTAATAACCCTCCGCCGATTGCTTTGCCTACAGAGAATGCTTTTTTGTTATTGCTTATATGTTCAACGACTGTGCTAGAGCAGTTAGGGCACGCCAGTACATTTTTTTGTACAGGTTTACTTTTAAAGGTTTTGCCAGAGTTGCTTTCTACTATGTCTACATTCAATAAGCGTAATAATTCGTCCATTTTCGGAGCTTGTTTGTTTGTGTATTGAATAAAATTTTTATTAAAGAGGTCTGGTTTTTCAATATCTTCGCCATCCGTGCTAACGTAAATAGATGCCCACTCATTTGCTGATAAGTTATAAGGGCGTCTATATATCACTTTAATGTCGTTAACAGCAATATCTTTATCTTTTATAGATAAAACAGAACCATTAAATGAGACTTTCTTTTTTGGCAACATTCCAAATTTTTCTATAAACATACCTTTCATCTCCTTTTACAATAGTATTTCTGACAATTCCAACGGCACTCCATATTCATTTAACAAATCGACTGTGGTTTCAGGTAATTTTGCTTGCTCTTCTATATAAAGGTTAAAGCACATTGCAGCTGAGAATTTATTCGCTTCCATTTCTACTTTGGCACGAGTCTTACTACTGAAGGAATAGTAACTTAATATATCTTCGTGAACAAGTGCGTGATGTAATTCATGGGCAGCAACAAAATACTTTAAATTATTATCTTCAATGCTTTGTGACAACAAAATATATGGAGACCCTAATATCTTTCGATATTGACCAAGTGGGTCTGTTAAAAAGTCGACGTACTTAATATTTATATCGAATTCTTCAGCCAAGACAAAAGGGTCAAAAGTGCTGTAACGTTCATTGATCTCATAAAGCAAATCTTCTATTTGCTCATTCATCTGCACCACCCTTTTTCTGCTTTTGAAGTTCTTCCCAGAAAAGAGTAGTTAATATATCTTGGACACGTTGTTTTTGTTCAGGAGTTAGACTTTCCCCACCGAAAGACATATTAGCGTTCTCATCTAACATTTTTTCAAGCTCTATAACATCATCTTCAGATGCCCATTCCGGAGTGTCTTCTGCATATCCAGCTAAGGACATCAAGCGCGAATACGATACGCCGTACACTTCAGAAAAAGCTTTTAATTTTTCTGGCGAAGGGATATAAGAGTTTCCGTGCGTCCCAACTCCTTTTTCAGCAGTGCTGATAACATTATGACTCAACTTTCCGTTAGAACGTTCTGCAATCTCTCTCAAAGAATTTTTCCCTCTCAATTGACGAAGGTATTCTCCTAATTCATTAGACATATCGTCACCTCGAATTCATTGTATTCTTTTGATTACAAAAAAACTATAAAAAAAGTGTATTTATTGGTTGACATACTGTACTCAATGGGTTACTATTAGTTTGTAATCAATGAAGTACAAAGAAATGAGGTGATAGTTATGTCAAGCAACCTTAAAGAAAAGCGGATTGATAAGCGTATGACTCAAAGAGAATTAAGTGAAAAAGCGTCTATCTCCAGACCGTACTTGAACAAAATTGAAAATGGTAAGGCTGTGCCAAGTACAACGGTAGCGTTAGAACTCGCTAGAGCGTTAGAGTGTTCTGTGGAGGAGCTTTTTTCGGTCAAATTGTAATCAAAAAAGTACAAACGCATATTAACCTTGTAATCAGTTTAATTAAAAACTACCCGTACTTTCTACAGGAGAAGTACCTAATACAAGGAGGATGAGGAAAATGAGTACGAAAGTTATCAGTCAACAGTTAAGAGCTGCTGCAGAGAGAAAAGAATTGAAGCAGGTCACCATTGCTAACGGAACAAACAGAGCAAAGACAACTATCAACGGCTACTTTAGGGGAGATTCAACACCGTTGGAAGCTATGGAAGAAATAGCCATATATATTGACGATTCAGTATTAAATCAACATTTCACACACGAAGTATTTAACTGGATCCCGCCGATGGAATCTGAAACATACAAAATGGATACTTTCACACTAGAGATAATCAAGAACATTGAACAAGAGGAAAGAGAGTCACTAAGAGCAAGAGCAAAATTAGCGATGACCAAAAGAGAAGAATTGTATTCCGAAGAAGACAAAGAAGCGATACTCCAATACGCATTGAATTATTTGGATGAAGTCTTTATCGAGATTAGATACATCGTTTCAATTTTCGACAAACTTGATATGTCAATGATGAGTGCGATTCAAAAGAGAATACCGGATTGGAGAAGGAAGAAATATATAGGAGGTGAATGAAAATGGAACTAATCGTTACACATCAAGGTGATAATGGAGATGTTTTAGTTAACGGTAGAGAATTACATGAATTTTTAGAAGTAAAAACCAGATACAATGACTGGTTTGAAAGAATGATAGGTTACGGTTTTGAGGAAAATCAAGACTATGTAGCTATTACTCAAAAAAGAGTAACAGCTCAGGGTAACACCACAGTCTATGTTGACCATCATTTAAAGCTAGACATGGCTAAAGAAATATCAATGATTCAAAGAACCGACAAAGGTAAACAAGCAAGGCAGTATTTCCTTGAAATAGAACGTCGCTGGAATAGTCCAGAAATGATTATGAAGCGAGCATTGGAATTTGCGGATATGAGAGTGAAGCAATTGGAGACTGAAGTTCAATCCTTGCAGCCAAAAGCTCTATTTGCTGATGCTGTTGCCACTAGTCACACATCTATATTGGTAGGAGACCTAGCTAAGTTATTAAGACAAAACGGTATCGACATCGGACAAAATCGACTGTTTGATTGGTTAAGAGATAACGGATTTTTAATCAGTCGAAAAGGCGAAAGCAGAAACATGCCAACTCAACGATCCATGGAATTGGGGATATTCGAAATAAAGGAACGCACTCACAATAATCCGGATGGAAGTATCAGAATTACCAAAACGCCTAAAGTGACTGGAAAAGGCCAGGTTTATTTTATAAACAAGTTCATGAATGAGTCTGTGTCAATAAATTAAGGAGTGATCACATGGCATTGCAAACAGCACCACTAAAAAAGCAGTTATATACAGTAAAAGAAGCTGCAGCAATCTTAAATAGCAGCGTTAACGTCATCTATGCTCTTTTGGATAAAGGAGATCTCAGAAGTCTAAAGTTACCAGGACACAAAATACCTGATTTTGAGATTGAGCGATTTAAGCATTGGGCATTTGAGAACAATATCGACTATAGCGAAATATTAAAGGAGAAAAAGAGATGATTAGTAAATATAAATGGGAAATAGCGCTGGTAATAATCGGCCTTGCACTCACAGTCATAGCTAGAGACTACGCAGTTACGAGACGATTATCAATGGGTTATGAGCCAGGAATTGGCGGAGAGTTCTTGATATTACCACTCATTGCAGTTTGGTACGCAGCAGTTAAAGCAGATTGGAGTGTAGAGTGATGCGAATCGAAACACGTACTAGACCGGCCTTAATGGATTATGCCTATGATGATTGGTTAAGGATCATGAGAAATGGATTGAGCGCTAGAGAGGCACGAGAAGATGTCGAAAGAGATTACGAATTGACCGAAGAAGAAAAAGCAGAATTAAGCAAGAAGATGCTAATTGAACTGGAGAAAAGAATGGAGGGGCGAAGATGACGGAAGAAGAAAAAGCAAAAATAATCCTCGAGCATTTAGATGAGTACCTCCAAGTGAATTGGGCATTCGAAAAATATTACATCAAAGCTATCAAAAATGGTTTAAGAGAGATTAAAGAAAAGGAGGAGAAGAAATGAAAGATGAAGAAGCCTTAGACTTCCTAGAACGTCAAATGATTGGATGCAGGGCAGACAATAAGAACAAATTCGCTGATGCAATCCAATGGGCGTTAGAGAATTATCACGAGCTGGAAGAAGTAAGGGAAAAGCTAAGCACGATAGAGAAAGAAATTGAAGATTTGATAGAAACAATAAAAGACCTTGAACAAGAAGTGTTCGAAGGCCGTGGGGATTATTAAAAAAGACACCTCTGGAAAGGTGTCCTAGAAAAAATATACTAACTAAATTATATCACAAAACAGGAGGATTGACATGCAAAAAATAACAGACACACGAGAATTGACTCGTTATGACTGGCTTCGAGAAAGACGCAAAGGAATCGGCGGATCAGATGTAGCTACCATTTTAGGTTTGAATAAATACCAGTCGCCTTATCAATTGTGGCTCGACAAAACGGCTCAAATTGAGATTGATGATTCCGAAGCGAGCGAAGCAGCTTATTGGGGCAATCAATTAGAAGACTTGGTTGCAACAGAATTTTCAGACCGCACAGGCAAAAAAGTAAGACGAGCGAATAAGATGTTTCATCATCCCAAGTACCCATTTCTAGTAGCAAATATTGATAGAGACGTAGTAGGGGAAGACGCCATACTGGAATGTAAAACAGCTTCTGTCTACCTGGCAGACCGTTGGGAAGGCGAAGACATACCAGAGCAGTATATCTGTCAGGTGCAGCATTATTTGAACGTATTAGATAGAGAGTATGCCTATATCGCTGTCTTAATCGGTGGTCAACGATTTGTCTGGAAGAAAGTCGAAAGAGATCAAGAGTTAATCAATATCATTCAAGAGAGATTGATAGATTTTTGGGAAGTTAATGTAAATCAAAAGATTCCTCCGGCTATCGATGGCAGCGATTCTACAGAAGAGTATATCAAAGAGCGCTACGCTAAATCAGAAACCGGGAAAGAAATTACTCTAAAGAAAGATATTGATGACCTGCTGGATCAGAGAGAAGAGTTGCAGGAAACAAAGAAAGTCGTTGAGACGTCAATCAAGGAAATAGACAACATGATTAAGTTCGAATTGGGCGAAAAGGAAGCGGAAATCGGTATTGCTCCAAGACATATAGTGACATGGAAGCCGATTGAAAGCACCCGCATTGATTCGAAGCGAATCAAAGAGGAATCACCTGAACTCTTTGAGAAATACAGCAAAACGACCATTTATAAAAAACTAACTATAAAGGAGATCAAATAACAATGGCTACTAATTCAAGTTTAAAAAACCAAATCGCACAATCAAAAGGGGATAACCAAGTCAGCAATGCAAAACAAATGACTCTTAAATCTTTGCTAAGCTCTCCTGCTGTCCAAAAGAGATTCGAAGCTGTCTTAGAAGAGAAATCGAGCGGCTTTACAACATCTTTACTCAACCTAGTTAACGGTGACCCTAATTTAGCAGATGCTCAACCTATGAGCATTATAACGAGTGCAATGGTAGCTGCTACACTCGATCTTCCGATTGACAAGAACCTTGGCTATGCCTACATCGTACCCTTTAGAGATTGGAAAAAAGGAAATGAAAAAGTTGCTCAATTCCAGCTTGGTTATAAAGGTTACATTCAACTAGCGCAGCGTAGTGGGCAATACATGGCACTGAATGTAACAGAAGTTTATGAGGGAGAACTAAAATCATGGAACAGACTGACGGAAGAATTTGAATTTGATCCTGAAGGTAAAAGTTCAGACGAGGTTATTGGTTATGTTGCTTACTTCCGATTAGTAAATGGATTTGAAAAGACGGTTTACTGGACCAAGCAGCAAGTAGAAGCGCATAGAGTTAAACACAACAAAGCTAAAAATAAAGAGCAACTCACAGGTGTGTGGAAATCAGACTATGATGCAATGGCTCAAAAAACTGTTTTGAAGATGATGCTATCTAAGTGGGGTATTCTATCAATCGAAATGCAAAAAGCCGTTACAACTGACGAAACTGTGCAAGAGATGGATGCCAAAGGCGAATTGAAGCAGGCTGAAATGATAGAAGACGATGAACCCGAACATGAAATAATTGAGGGTCCAATTGAAATAAGCGAAGAAGAAGCAACTGAATTATTTAAAAAAGGAACGATTACGCCAAATGAATAAGAGGGGGATTCTCCCTCTCTTTAGGAGGTGCAGATGTGGCAAGACCAGCTAAAAGAACTGTGGATTATTTTCCTCATATCGCTACAAGCGGAAAAACAATATTTATACTCGAAACTAATTTCGGGAATGACGGTTACGCCTTTTGGTTTAAATTGTTAGAACTACTAGCAACGACGGATGGGCATGTTTATGACTGTAGAAACTCAGCTCACTGGCAGTTTCTGCTAGCTAAAACCAGAGTAGACGAGGTTACTGCTAATAAAATACTGAATCTATTATCAGATCTAGAGGCTATTGATGATGATTTATGGAAAGAAAAGGTTATTTGGTCCGATAACTTTGTAGAGAACATAGCTGATGTTTATAAGAACAGACGCAACAAGGCACCTGCAAAACCAGACTTAAAAAGTTTCTACAAGGATAAACCGAGTGATGAAACAGTTTCTACAGATGATAACTCATTTCAAAAGAGTTTACCTGATGTTTCTACAGAAGAAAACACACAAACTAAACTAAACAAAACTAAACTAGACAATACTAAAGTAGAAAGTAATAAAGAGACCAACAACGACGTCAACGCTCATCGCTTTTATCAGCAGAACTTTGGAGTAGCAAGTGCGCACATCATCCAAGATTTGCAGATGTGGATTGAAGACCTATCTGAAGAAGTCGTTATCTTGGCTTTGACAAAAGCGATTGAGAAGAACGCACCATACTCCTATGCAAAAGCGATCATGAAGAATTGGGCTGTTAAAGATATTAAGACAGTTGAATCTGCTGAAGCTGAATCATTATCAAATGCTAAACAGAAGAACACGTTTAATAAACCAGCCAACAGAAAAGAGACTCTGCCTGACTGGGCAACGCAGGAACCAGCTGAAAAAGATGAATTGGTGGACGAGGATAAACAGAAGGAATTTGAAGAGAGGCTGGCTCGGATTAGAGCTAAGCGGAAAGGGGTAGCGAATGAAAATACTTGATGCTTGTTGTGGATCTAGAATGTTTCACTTTGACAAACAGAATGAAAATGTTCTGTATATGGATAAACGTCAGCATTTCGAAAAATTAGACAGTGGCCATGTCATCAATGTCAATCCAGATGTCGTTGCTGACTTCCGCAATATGCCTTTTGAAGACGAGTCCTTTTACATGGTCATCTTTGATCCGCCTCATTTGATAAAAGCTGGAGAGACTTCATGGCTGGCAAAGAAGTATGGCGTGCTTGAAGAAACATGGCAAGAGGATATTAAGCAAGGATTCGATGAATGTATGAGGGTATTAAAGCCGAACGGTACTCTCATATTCAAATGGAATGAAGAACAAGTCAAACTGAATGAGATTCTAAGGTCGATTGATTACCAACCAATCATAGGAAACAAGAGATCTAAAACGCACTGGTTGGTATTCATGAAAGGAGTAGCGAATGAGTGACAAAGAGATTCAAGAAAGAAGTAAACAAGAAAGCTGCATGTTATGCGGAAAGCCAGTTGATAGTGAAGACGTGGGGTACGTTTGGTCAAGTGTCGATTTCGAACATCACCCATGTCATCAAAGGTGTTGGGATAACCTCTTAGAGACTGCAGATGACGATGACTTAGAGGATTTGTAGGGAGGAGCAAGGTTATGAAATTGGAATTCAATACTAGCTTACTGAATAACGATTTAACAACCAAAACTCATACTGTTAATGGTCATAAGAACATAATCGTCCGTGATGATAATGAGTACTACAGTTACGAGGAAATAAAAAGCATAGCTGAAAAAGCAATAGAAACTGACCGTATGACTTACGGTTGGGAAGTGAAGTTTAAAGATACAGATAATCAGCTAAAAGAAGTTTTCATCCGAGCAATTTCGGGGGAAAAATGCAACGAAACGACTAGTAGCAAGCAATCGTTGGAAGAATGGATTGATAGCATGTTTGACAAAGATGATAAACAGACAAGCTTGTTTTGAAAGGAGCAGATGAATGAAACCTAAATTTAGAGCGTGGGATAACGAAGAAAAATGGATGGTAGACGGTTTATATATATCATTCGACGGCGACGTATTCACAGATGACGTTAAATCTCACGATACACCTCATAGAGAAATAGAAATTACTAATGCCGAGAGATACGAACTCATGCAATCAACTGGACTTAAAGACAAAAACGGCGTGGAGATTTATGAGGGAGATGTAATTGAACGCACTTTTATATTCAGAGGCGCAATTAGTGAAACTTTCATTGGGATTGTGGGGTACAGCGAGCGAACAGCCCAATATATCATAAAATCAAATGTGCGTGATGAAGAATTAGTAAATGCATTGAGCAAAATGAGTTTATATGAAGTCATCGGGAACATCTACGAGAACTCGGAATTACTGGAAGGAGCAGACGAATGAAATGCTATAAAATCAAAAATGATGTCAATTTATTCAAAGTCTTACCTCAATACGGATACTTGTATACCGGAAATTATTATCGAGGAGATAATTGGCAGAAAGTAATTAAAGGCATATTCGACAAAAATCCAGATAACGGCATTATTATCCACGGAGAATGGAATAATCGAAGAATCAAATTTAAATTCCCTTATAGAGGTACAACTGAAAGTTTGGACATTAAGGATTTTATACCGGAATTATTTGAATCAGGCTTGGTTGAAGTGGAAGGAGCAGAAGTTTGAAGAAATCAGAAGCAATCAAACAGCTAAAAGATAAGTTAAAAGAAAACTCATTAAACTTCATGGGAGTCGATTATAACGACGGTTTAAGAGATGCTTACACTTTCTCCCTGAGTTTGCTGGAGTCGATTGACAGCATAGAGGATGAACCGAATGCAAGCAAATAAGTACAGCGGACTAAAAGCAAAAAGAAACGGATCCAATTTCGAACGACTAATCGAAATGAGCTGCGCCTATTACCAACAAATGGGCGTGGCGCATATCCAAAAGACGCCGGAGCCATTTAGATTATTGCGTAAGCAAGGCAGTCAAGCCATTGGCATATACGAGAAGAAAGCTCAACCCGATTTCACAGGTACGCTAAAAGCCGGTAAATCTATCGTATTTGAGGCTAAGCATACCAATGGTACAAATATGCCATTCGACCGCATAAACGACACACAGGAGCGAGATTTGGCGTATCACAGTCATTTAGGAGCAATAGCAAGCATTATCATCAGCTTTAGCATGAAACACTTTTATATGGTCCCTTATGCAGATTGGAAAAAGCTAAAAGAAGATATCGGAAAGAAATCAGTCAATCAGTCAGATTTGGTTGATTATCAATTATCAACCGAAAAAGGGATACTCAATTTCTTGGAAGGAGTTAATAACTAATGTTATCAAAAGCATTTTATAAGAAGTTATATGAATTGGATAGGAGCAACCCGATTGGTTTAAGAGCATACGACATGGATCATCCGGAAGTCCTTGAATTAAGAGCGCTGGCCAATGGAAGTGTGAAAGAAGAAGTGGTAAAAGTCATAAAGGACAACGAGCTGATTCCGTGGAGTCATATCGATAACGATAAGATTTTCACAGTCCGCCAACTCATGGGCATAAAACTCTATGAAATGGCTCACTGGACGGGCATAGACCGTTTTAGATACAACCAGATAGAAAAGGCTCTAGTTCAAGTAAAAGTGTCTGAACTCAACAGAATAGCCGAAATGCTAGGAAGGGAACCGGAGGACTTCTTGCTTAAAGCATTTGAGAGAGTAGGTGAATGATGTGGACGTTGATTTAGAGCAGTCATTGGATCAAGTCGCTAATGATAATGAAATGTGGTAAGGAGCATGGAGATGACTAAAGAAAGGATTTACGAACTTCGTAAGTACGGAGTGCTTGTCGGAACAGGAACGTTGGAGGAATTGTCGAAGGTGTCTAAATTATCTCTATCGACTATTACCACACTTGCCTCTCGACCTACTCATAAGTGGCGATTGTATAAATCTAAGCAGACTAAAGAAGAATCACAAGCGATTTTGAAAGAAGTGAATCTCAAAGTAGCCCAAAATCGGATGATTGAATTAGAAATATCAATATCTGATATGGCCGATGAAATGAATCTAACCGCAACGCAACTGGGTAGAAAACTCATTGGATTAAACCACTTTAGCGAACCACAAATACTTACCCTTTGTGATTTGCTATTTTTAGAAGAAGACGATTTAGTATTGGAGGAAGAATGATGAAGATTGACCCGAAGCAATTATTCGAGGCAAAAAAAGATATACGAAAATTTATGAGTGTAGGGATGAGCGATGAGAACACAACCTACTTTGAAGAGGAATATGGAATCACCGACATAGAACTGCTTTTAAGTCACGCAAGTATTTATGTAAATCTGGGAGAGTTACCAGAAGCAATTGAAGTAAAGGAGTTGGAAGAATGATAAATAATGTCGTTATTGCAGGACGTCTGACAAGAGACGCAGACCAACAATTTACAGGAAGTGGCATAGAGGTGGCTAACTTGTCACTAGCGGTTGAAAGACCATTTAAAAGTGCTAACGGAGAAAGAGAAGTCGATTTTATTAACGTGGTAGCGTGGAGGAAGACGGCTGAGATTATCAGGAAGTACACTCGAAAGGGATCAATGATTGGAATCACAGGAAGGATTCAAACCAGAAATTATACGAACAACGAAGGACGCAAGGTTTACATCACTGAAGTAGTAGCGGAGCAAGTGCAATTATTAGGCAATAAAAACGAGCGTGAGGACGTTCAGAGTAATAGTCAAGGTAATCAGTCAGAGTCTCGTGGAACGACGCCAGAGGACGCATTTGATGGTGATAGCAGCATAGATATATCAGATGAAGATTTGCCGTTCTAAAACGTAAAAAAAGACACGTCACTCGAACGTGTCCACCCACTTAAATTATAACACAAGGAGTGACGTGATGTTTCCTGAAATAGACAAGGAAAAGACAAAAGAGAATGTCCACCGATTATTATCACATTATCGCAGTATGGCTCGACTAGCGGATGAGAAGTACACTCCTAAAATCACCGCTACGTACTCATTTGAGCCTAAAGCACCTGGCGGGATTAGTGATACGGTAGGTCAGTCAGTTTCTAGAAAAGTGACGGCAGAGAGGGAAATTTGGAAGATAGGCAGAGCAATGAACAAGTTGAATGCTTATCAAAGGCAGCTTCTCCACGATAGGTACATAGATCGTCGTGAGATGACAGATACCATGATATATTATGATTTGAACATGAGTGAGCGGACGTTTTATAGAGAATTAGGAAAAGCGCAGTTTGAATTCGCAGAAGCTTATGATGATGGCAGACTTTTGGCAGAGAAGTGGCAGTAAATCGGCAGACGGATGTCAGAGATATGTGAGAAAATGGTACTGTGGTAAGGTGTAGAGCGGGAAGAACTCAACTGACTCATCCTCCTGTAGATAACCCTTCTTAACCGACTCTCACATTTACGACTAAAGAGCTATCCTATGGGGTGGCTCTTTTTACATATAACCTTTGTTATCCTCAATGTGTTTGGTATGATAACGATATAAAATATCAGGAGGCTCAGATTATGAATTATTTGAAAAACACTCACCATGCTTGGAAGGGTGATCAGTATATGAAACAACATGACTATACGTGTGGGTATTGTAATCGTCATACCTCGTCGAATAAAGGACTATCGTTATATGAAAATCAAGCCTCTTCATCACAAGTCGCTAACTATGGAGTTTATGTATGTACATATTGTAAAATGCCAACATTCTTATGGGATGGGATACAAATTCCAGGTAGTAAATACGGAAATTCTGTCATGGGGCTATCGGATAGACTCTCTGGGCTTTATGAAGAAGCAAGAGACTCTTTCTCTGTTAATGCATATACAGCTGTAATTTTAATTTGTAGAAAATTACTTATGCATATAGCTGTTGACTTAGGAGCGGAACCGGGTAAAAGATTTATCGAGTATGTTAATTATCTAAAAGATAACAATTTTGTTACAACAAGAAGCGACAAGTGGGTAGATTCAATACGGAAGTCAGGAAATGAATCAAATCATGAAGTTAATATAGGCACGAGAGAAGAGGCTGAGCTTATGATTAAGTTTTCAGAAATGATTATAAAAACTAATTTCGAATATCCAGCTCTTATGGAGAAGACAGAAGAATAATAAATAAGGCCTCTAAGCGGGGTCTTTTTTCATACTTAGAATTACAAAACAAACACGATGAGCGAGGTGGTGGAAGTGATTTGACAGATTGGAATGCGATTCGTAAGGAATTTGAAGAAACAACAATAACGATGAAGGCTTTAGCTGAAAAACATGATGTTAAACCTTCCACTTTACGCAGTCGGAAAAATCGAGAATATTGGCAACGTGGTGTTGCAACGCAACGCAACAAATCAAGTAACGTTGCAACGGATAAACCAGGTGCCCAAAAAGGAAATAGAAATGCAAAAGGGAACTCCGGAGGTAAAGCTCCTCCAGGAAATAAAAATGCAGTGACTCATGGGTTGTTTGCCAAATGGTTGCCTGAAGAAACGCAAGAGATAATGGAGTCAATTAAAAATAAGACGCAAGCCGATATGCTTTGGGATTCTATCATGTTCCAGTATACGGCTATTTTGCGTGCTCAAAAGATAATGTATGTCTATGACCATCATGACTTGTCAAAAGAAGCAAAAAAAGAATCATTTGGAGAAGGCGGCAGCATGGAAGAGTGGGAAATACAATTCGCCTGGGACAAGCAAGAACGCTTTTTAAATGCTCAATCTAGAGCCATGGGTACGTTATCGAATCTCATTAAACAGTTCGTATCAATGACTGACGAAGAAGACGAGAGACGCCTTAAATTGCGACAAATGCAATCGACGCTTGAGAAGACCGAGAAAGAAAAAGAGTTTATTGATGAACGTACAAAACTTATTAAGGGCGAGAAGAAAGACACAAGCTTACTTGATGTCCTCCTAGAAACGGTGAAGAATGATGACTAAAATAACGGAATTATCTCCTAAACAGAAACAAGCTGTCAGAACTCCTTTTGATGTAGGTCTTGAAGTACATGAGGGAACACCAAGAAGTGGGAAGACAACCGCTGTTCACTTTAAATTAGCTTATTTGTACTCCGTATCAAGAGATACCAATCATTTAGTTGCTGCTTATAATCAAGAACAAGCGTTCAGGTTGTTCATTGATGGCGACGGCACAGGATTAATGCATATATTCGGTGATTTAGCTAGGATTCGACATGATAATCACGGGGATCACTTAGAAATTCACACACCTAAAGGAATAAAGAAGATTTACTACAAAGGTGGAGCAAAAGCCAATAGTGTTGGACCAATTACAGGGATGTCATTGGGTAGCGTCGCTTTTGGAGAGATTAACTTATTAAACATGGGTTTTATCCAAGAGTGTTTCAGGCGAACGTTTGCTGCTCGTGACAGATTTCATATCGCTGATTTAAACCCGCCGGCTCCGAATCATCCGGTCATTGATGAAGTCTTTAATGTGCAAAAGACACGTTGGACGCATTGGACCATTCAAGACAACCCGATTATTTCGGAGAAACGAAAACAAGAGATATTCGAAACGTTGAGCAAGAATCCGTATTTATTAGATCGTGACTGGTACGGAAAAAGAGTTATGCCTGAAGGCGTTATTTACTCCATGTTTGATATGAAAAAGAATTCTCGTCCAGCATTGCTTGGAAAACCTTACGAAATGTTCTTTGTCGCTGATGGAGGTCAATCCGATGCAACATCATGCAGCTGCAACATAGTAACGCTTCATGAAGGAAAATACAGACTTAACCGAGTGGCTAACTATTATCATAGCGGAGCTGAAACTGGACAAGTAAAAGCAATGAGTACCTACGCAAAAGAAATAAAAGATTTTATGAAATGGTGTTATGACAAGTACGAAATGACTTATTCAGACATTTATGTAGACCCTGCGTGTAAATCATTAAGGGAAGAGTTCCATAAATTAGGAGTCGACACCAGAAGGGCTGACAATAATGCATCTGATGCCAGAGGAAAAGGTGGCGGGATTGAAACAGGGATTGAGAGATTCCAAAACTCCATCACTGACGAGCGCTTTTTCATTATAGAAACTGAGAAGTATGATCATTATGATTTCGTAAAAGAAATAGGAATGTATGTTCGTGACAGCCATGGAGAACCTATCGATGATTGGAACCATGCGATGGACGAAGCCAGGTACGCTAACAATCACTTTTACAGACGATATATCCTTTAGGAGGTGATGCTGTGAATATAGTAGATAGAATAAAAAACTTTTTTAAGAGAGGAGGATATGTATTGGCCGGAGAAAAGCTTAAAACCATTAATGACCATCCCAAAGTGAACATAGATCCTAATGAATTGAGAAGAATAGACCGGAATTTGAAACAATACGAGGGGAATTACCCTCATGTTGAATATGTAAATACTGAAGGACACGTCAAGCAAAGAGACTACATGACTCTTAACTTACGTAAGTTAAGTGCTGATGTATTAGCTGGTCTGGTCTTTAATGAACAATGCGAGATTCAGGTCTCAAATGGTAGTGAAGAAAAAGAAGATAATACCTTAAAAGAAGCACATGAATTTATCCAGCATGTGTTTGAACATAATAAATTCAAGAAAAACTTATCTGATTATCTAGAACCTATGTTAGCTATAGGCGGACTTACAGCCCGACCTTACTTTAACGATGACAACAAAGAAATAGAATTCTCTTGGGCATTGGCTGATGCATTCTTTCCTCTGAGGTCTAATAGCAATGGCATACCTGAAGGAGTCATGAAAGATACTACTGTTAAAGTTGATAAAGATAAAACCTATTATTATACATTGTTAGAATTTCATGAATGGGAAAAAGATGAATTTGGGGATGATACTTATGTAATTACTAATGAGTTATATAAGTCAGATAATTCATCTGAAATAGGTAAAAGAATACCGTTAAGCGATTTGTATGAAGATTTAGAAGAAACGACATATATAAAGAACCTTACAAGGCCTCAATTCAACTATCTGAAGCCGGCCGGTTTTAACAACGTCAATCCTCACAGCCCATTGGGTCTGGGTATTACAGATAATGCGTCGTCCACGCTGAAAAAAATCAACGACACTCACGACCAGTTTTGGTGGGAAATTGAGATGGGACAACGAACAGTGTTGGTAAGTGATAAGTTATTGCGCACTGTACCTGATGAACGAGGAAATAAACCGAAACAGGTATTTGATCCAAATACAAATGTATTCAAAGCTGTACGTATGGAAATGGACCAAGAGTTTGTAAAAGATGTTACTCATGACATACGCACAGATCAGTATATAGCTGCTATTAACCACTCACTACGAACGCTAGAAATGGAATTAAAACTATCTGTCGGAACGTTCTCATTTGATGGACGCAGCATGAAGACAGCTACTGAAATAGTTAGTGAGAATGATATGACTTATCGTACACGAAACAAGCATGTGTATGAAGTGGAGCAATTCATTAAAGGGTTAATTGTATCAACCCTGGAATTGGCTAAGTTCCATAATGTCTACCAAGGCGAAGTGCCGTCCTTTGAACATATCGGGGTAGATTTTGACGACGGTGTATTTCAAGACAGAAACGCCTTGCTAACATTCTATGGCAAAGCTAAGGCATTCAACTTTATACCCACTGAAGAAGCGATCCAGCGCATATTTAAAGTGCCTAAGAAGACCGCTCAAGAGTGGATGGAATTGATTGTTCAAGAACAAGTTGATATTGATCCTCAAGAATTGGGCCAATGGAGACAAGACAGAACGTTTGGTATTGAGGAGTGAAGATAAATGGCTCCAATCACACCACGTCAATTGGACATATGGTCCAGTGAAATCGCTCATTTATATCAGAGTTTAGAAGGCGAAATCATCAAATTAATCATTCAACGTATTAAGAAGTCAGGTATTGATTCAGTAGCTCAGTGGCAATTAGAGTATTTAAGAGACTTACGGCTTTTAAATACCGAAGTGGCCGAGATGCTGGCAGAAGTTACTTCTGTTGCGGAAGAAGAAGTCTTAAAACGATTCGAACAAGCTGAATTAGGTGCTATTGAGTCGGTTGATAGCGCTTTGAGCTTAGAGAGTGCATCTATCCCTACTCGATTAGACAACGTCATGCGAGGCTACTACAATCAAGCGTGGAGTGGCATTGATAACTTAGTCAATCAAACGCTGGTATCAACTAACTATGAAGCCGGAAGCGTGGTTACACGTGAATATACCGATATTTTAAATCGAACAAGCTCTTTATTTAACACTGGCATTTACACACAAGAAGAAGCAGTCAAAAAGGCTGTTCAAGAAATGGCTCAAAGAGGTATCCGGAGTACATTCGTTGATAAAGGTGGCCATACTTGGAGCCTGGAACGCTACACTAGAACGATTATGAAGTCTACTTTAGGAAATACCTATAACGAAGTTAAAAAAGAGCGTATGGAAGAATTTGGTATCCACACAGTCGTTGTTACTAGTCACATGGGAGCACGTGCAGAATGTGCCAGAATTCAAGGAAACGTAGTCGATTTAAGGTATCCATCTGAACTACCTATTGATTCCGCTTATAAAAGCATCTATGACCCTGATTGGGGTGCTGATTACGGAGAGCCAGGAGGACACAGAGGTGTAAATTGCAGACATGATCATATACCGTTTATCCCTGGAGTAAACACAAACAATCAGCCTAGTTTTGACCAAGCAAAAAACAAGGAAGTTGCTAAAGCGCAAACAAAGCAAAGAGAATTAGAGCGAAGAATCGTTAAGTATAAGAAAAACCTCATGATTTCTGAAGAATTTGGAAGTGATGACGTTCAGCATTGGAAATCGTTGGTCTCAAAGTCTCAGAAAGCTATGAGAGTGCACCTAAAAGAAAATGGAGAATATTTAAGCCGAAACTATGAACGAGAGAAAGTTTACACACCTTTGGATACATTGATTAAAGACTTTTAAAGGCGGTGAGATAGTTGGTTCCTAGATTGAAAACATGCACCGAATTTTAGGAAGGAAGTGATCGTCGTGAAAACGACCTATCTCGTCTTGTATTAACGAAATAATACTTAAGAAGTAGCTGCTCGCTGAGTAACGGCTATTTTTTATGTCTTTATCCGCAGACGTTATAAAGAACGGAAGACAAATTACCCTTATGGGAGGAAAAGAAAATGAGTTTATTCGAAAAGGTACTAATGAATCTCCAATTCTTTGCAGCAGATGATGGAAGTAATGGAGGAACCGGAGACCCAGCTTCTGAAACTGGGAGTGAACCAACAGGTACTGGAGAACCTGAAAACAACCCAGAGGACAAAGTGTTTAAGCAAGAAGATGTAAATAATATCGTAGCGAAGGAGTCGAAAAAGGCAACTGAGAAGCTTTTGAAAGAGCTTGGAGTTGAAGATTTCGACAATGCGAAGGACGGTCTTGTTAAATTTAAAGAATGGCAGGACAGCCAAAAAACAGAACAAGAGAAGAAGGATGAAGAGTTAGGGAAATTACAAAAGACTAATCAAGAAAAAGAGCAGGCTCTTAGTAATTTACAGGCACAGCTTAGCGCTATGAAGCAAGGTGTAAATCCCGATTCGCTTGAAGATGTTATTGCATTGGCAGAACGACTTGTTGGAGATGACACAGATATTGACGCAGCTATTAAACAAGTGATTGAGAAGTATCCACATTTCTCTTCGCAGGATGCAAAGGAAGACGAGGCTTCACCCTATATTGTAAAAAAAGGCAATCCAAATGGGCGTAACAATAAAAATGAAACAGATCCATTCGCAGCAAAAATAGCAAAATACCAATAAAAGAAAGAGGTAAAACAATATGACAAAAAACACTCAACCAATGAAGATGCAACTTCAATTCTTTGCAGCGGGGGATAATAACGACCAAGCAGCACGCAGTTATCAACCACAATTCAAAGAATTGATTCGAGCAGTTTTCCAAAAACAAGCTTACTTCCGTGATTTCTTTAGCGGAGAAATCGAAGCTTTAGACGGAGTTCAACATAATGAAACAGCATTCCATGTAAAAACTTCAGATATTCCAGTTGTAGTTGGAACTTACAATAAAGATGCAAACGTTGCTTTTGGAACAGGGACAGCCAATTCCTCCCGATTTGGTGACCGTACTGAAATCATCTATCAAGATACACCAGTACCGTACACATGGGAATGGAGCTTCCATGAAGGAATTGATAGACATACTGTAAATAACAACTTTGATGCAGCCGTGGCTGATAGATTAGATTTACAAGCACAAGCTAAGATTCACCAATTCAATAACGCTCATAGCACATTCATATCAAATTCTGCAGGTCATTCTGAAGCATTAGAAGAGTATAGCGCAGATGCGGTATTAGCATTGTTTAACAAGTTGTCTAAATACTATATCAATATCCAAGCAGTAGGTACTAAAGTGGCGAACGTTAATGCTGATTTATATAACGCCATCGTAGACCACCCGTTAACAACATCGGCTAAAAATTCTAACACGAATATTGATACAAATACTGTGTTGATGTTTAAGGATTTTGTCATTCGTGAAGTTCCTGATAGCTTGCTACAAGATGGCGAAGTGGCGTATGCATACATCGCAGGTGTTGCCAAAGCATTTACTGGCATCAACACTGCGCGTGCGATCGAGTCAGAGGACTTTGATGGTAGAGCTCTACAAGGTGCTGGTAAAGCAGGAGAATTTATCCTGAATGACAATAAAAAGGCAGTTGCTAAAGTTACTAAAGTAGAGATTGTGGCGGGATAAAAATGGCGAAATTTAAAACACCAATCAAATTTAGAGGGGTTAAAGAAAAGAAAGTATTCAATAAAGATGAAGAGTTTGAAATGACAATCAAACGTGCTGAAGAAGTTCAGAGTAACATCAAGAAAAATTATGGTGTTGAAGTAGAGTTTGAGCGTTTGGATGCTCCAGAAGATGACAAAGATAAAAAAGACAACAAAAAAGAAGAGGAAGCCAAATAGCGCTTCCTCTTTTATGAGGAGGTTTGGAATATGGCTTATCTCACGTATCAAGAATTTGAAGAAACAAGTGGACCGACTATAGACGCCGCTAAGTTCGATAAATTATTACCTAAAGCTTCTGCAATATTAGATAACGTCACTGACCATTTTTATACTGTTCATAACATAGAAACAGATAATAAATGGAGAGTGAAGAAGTTTAAAGAGGCTTTATGTGTTCAAATTAACTACTTTGATGAAGTAGGCGCTAACACTTTTGAAGGAATTAATAAAGCGCCACAGTCTTTTAGTGCAGGTCGTACAAGCGTATCAAATACGAGTCGCTTTAATGCTGCTGGAGCAAATGAAAGTAAATCATTGGTTGCCGAAGACGTGTATGTCTTTCTTGAAGGTACAGGACTTCTTTATGCCGGAGTTGGTATCTTATGATGCCTAAACCGCCTCCAGAATTCTGCCTTGATGATTTTGAGTACAAAGAATATACCGGTTTGAATAATTGGAGTGATCCGCAATACGAGGAACCAATCCTGATCAAGAATGTACGCATTGATAGAGGTGCTGAATATAGTACCTCTACTAATGGCAAACAGTTGCTATATAACGGGGTTATTTTTTGTTACGCAGACATCACAAGTCCATTGCCTGAATTTAAAACAGAATCAGTCGTCGTCATTGATGGACAAGACCATGTTGTAACTAAAGTTATACCAAACTATGAAGCTTACTCTAAGAAGTTGTACTCATATGAATTAGAGGTGGTCTGATGGTAAAGATTGAAATAAATCTGACCGCTGCATATAAAAAGCTCAGTCCGGCCGCAGTAATAAAGGGGCAAAGAGCATTTGCTAACCAGGCAATGGCAGACATGAACCAGTTTGTGCCATTTAGAGAAGGGCCGTTGAGACAAGCCACATCAATTGATATGGACGGCTCTGGAGTTAATTACCATATGAAGTATGCACGTAGACATTTCTATGCGCCTGGAAATTGGAATTACACGACACCAGGTACTGGACCAAGATGGGATTTAAAAGCTGAAGGGCTGTTTATGAACGACTGGATAAATGCATTTCGGAAAGGAGCTAGGTGGTAATGGATTTTATGGAACGTCTGAACGAAGAGATTAATAAAATTCCGTTGCTACCACTCCAATGCCGACTTGGATATTTAGGAGCGGATGAATCATTGGTAATGTATCCTTTGGCCGGTAGTCGCACTGTTGCAGAATATATGGACGGCGAAAAAGAAAAGCTTATGAACTATGAAATAGCGATGAAGTCAAAGTCCGTGCAAAAAACAAACGACACATTATGGTTTGTTCAAAAAGGCATTTCAGACATTGAAGACATCAAAAGTAGTAACGGCAGTTTTAAGTTTGATGAAATTGTTATTACCAACATGCCTTTTATTAATCAAGCCGACGAACAAGGTAATTATGTATTTTTATTAGATGTACAAGCACACTTAACCGTATTTGAAAAAGAGGAGGAAATTATTAATGACTAGAAATAAAAACGCATTACGTCAGCATTATGTGCAAGCTTATGAACCAGGTCAAGACGAGCCAGGAGTAGAGTGGTTACGATTATCTAAACATATTAGCACTATTGGTGTTGATCCGAATGAGACGACAGAAGAAGAAGCTTTTTATGATGGCGATGGAACACCAGAACAAACGGTTACGTCTGTTGCAAGAGGTTATACTCCTGAAGGGCACTTCAACCCTGAAGACCCAGCACAGGCACTAATTGAAAGTCTGCAAGACACTATCGGTGAAGACCGCAAAATCTGGCATCGTGTTGTTCGTTCTGATGGAAAAAAAGAATGGGTAGGACGTGCGACTGTTACTGCTATTGTTGCCGGCGCAGGTGATGCATCAGCATACGAAACATTTAGTTGTAACATTCGTTATGACCAAATTCCGGAAGCGACAGATTTGACAACACCAGCAGGATAAAAGGGGAGCTTTACGCTCCTCTTTTTTTACTTAAAGGAGGAATTAATATGACTGAAATAGTAAATATTCCCATAAAACGAACGGGCTTTCCTGTAAAGATAGGAGAAGTTGAGCTTTGGTTCGATAGTTCGTTTGAAAACTTAAAGAGATTCTTCAACGTTGAGGAATTAGCCGTACAAAGGTTAGAAGAGATCAGAAAAAAAGCAGAACACGTACATTTCCCTGAAGAAATTACTGAAGAGAATATTGATGAAATAAAAGATGAAGATATTAACACCGCTTTTGATGTTAATAAGGAATTTATAGCTATCCAATACGATTTATTGTTTGGGAATGACTCATTTAAGAAAATTTACAAAGAATACCCAGACGTTATTGCTTTAGAAGTCGCTCTTGATACAGTTGGCGGAGCTATAGCGAGCAAGATAAATGAAGAAGAAGCAGAGCGAACCAAGAAATACGCATCTAAGCGATCAGAATTACTTAATAAAAAAAATCAGAAAAAGAAATAGGTGCCACTTATGCGCCTAAACGATTTGTTGCCAAAAACGTATGACTATAAAGGAATACAAGTCAGTCTAGACCTATCATTTGATAATGTTTTAGATGTTTTTGATGTACTAAAACTGAAAGATGAGCTATACCCAATAGAAATAGCTGAAATGGTTATTACGTTGTTATTTGATGAAAACGTCATCGATGAAGAAGATTACGTCGAGGTATGGAATGACGTTCATGACGAGTATTTTAACCCTAAAACAGAAGAGTTCATCGAGCGTGACTTAGAAGGTAATCCAATGCCGACACAAGATAAGGGCCAGATGATTGATTTAGCAAAGGATGCTGAATATATATATTCATCTTTTATGCAAGCTTACAGAATTAATTTGTTCGAAGAACAGAATAAACTTCACTGGTTTGAATTCAAAGCCTTATTGAACGGACTGCCGGAAGAAACAATCATGAAACAAATCATAAAAATAAGAAGTTACGAACCTAAAGAAGGCGATCCAAAAGAATATAGAGCCGATATGGAACGGCTTCAGAATATTTACAGTTTAGAAGACGACGCTGAGTTTGAGGAGGTGGATTAATGTCAGACGGAAGAATTCGTATAGATATAAATGTTGACGGAAAAGAAGTTGATGTTGCAGCAGATTCCCTTAGGGGGTTAGAAAGTAGTGCTGAATCAGCCGGTAAAGGCGCTAAGAAGACGGAAAGAGGCATTAAAGATATTGTTGTCTCTTTAGGATTAGTTAAGCTAGGTTCCGCTGCTTTTAGCGCACTGTCTGCTTCCATGGATACCGCTATTAAACGTTTCGATACTATGAATCAGTTCCCTAGAGTTATGGAACAGATTGGCTTTAGTACTGAAGATTCCAATCAAGCTATAAATAACTTGCGAGATGGCATTATGGGTCTACCTACTCCACTCCAAGATGTCGTTTCAACTGCACGAGGAATAGCCGTCATGACCAAGGATTTAGATGGTGCAGTAGATACCACGTTAGCTTTGAATAACGCATTCCTTGCTTCAGGTTCAAGCTCAGCGGACGCCTCTAGAGGACTAGACCAATACCTTCAAATGTTAGGAAAAGGCGAAGTTGACTTACAATCCTGGAGAACATTGCAAGAAACAATGGGCCTAGCTTTGAATGATGTCGCTGAAGCGTTTGGCTTTGCCGGAGCAGCTGCTCAGAATGATTTGTACGAGGCCTTGAAAGCAGGAGATGTTACTTTCGACCAATTCAACGACAAAATCATTGAATTAAGCAATGAAGTCGGTGGATTTGCTGACATGGCTATGACTGGTTCGGAAGGTATCAATACTTCAATGGCCAACATTCGTACTGCTATGGCGAATGGTGTGGCTGGCGCAATCACTGCTATTGATGAACTGTCGAAAGAAGTAACAGGTAACAACATAGCACAGAACTTCGACTTAATAAAAGATGTCATTAACGCTGCTTTTAAGGTCATCAATAATGCTATTACAGCATCAACCCCGTTTGTGAAAGCTTTTGCTGACGTTGTAAGAGATGCCATACCAATCATTGAAAGATTGACACCTGTCATCGGTGGTTTGGCGGCTGCATATTTGGCATTAAGAGCAATTGAAAAAGTGAATTCAATTATTGATGCTAACGCTGGCTTAGTATTCAAAGCAGCAATGTCCGGAAAAGAACTCACTATAGTAACTAAAGGTCAAATTGCAGCGCAAGCAGCTAAAACAAAAGCAACTTTAGCGGATACTACTGCTCAAGTAGCCAATACAGGCGCACTCACACTTGGTCAAACAGCGTTAGCAGTGCTAACCGGACATATGAAAATTTCAACCGCGGCTATAGCAATTAAAACGAAAGCTTTGGGTGGATTGAAAGCAGCTATTACATTTTTAACCGGGCCTATAGGTTTAGTCGTTGGAGGAATTGCTTTACTTACTGCAGGAGCTATTACATTAGTCAAATGGTTGAACCGATCAACTGCAGAAGGTGAACGTTTAGCTTCAGAAACAGAGGAAATGGCGGAAGCAACAAATTCAATGAATGATGCTCTGGACGATTCATCTAAACAATATGAAAAGAATGTCTCAAGAATTGAATCAACCGCCGATGCAAATAGAGATTTAGCTGACAGAATAACTGAACTATCTGATAAAGAACATAAATCGGCTGCTGATAAAAAACTACTAAGTGAATACGTAGAGCAACTAAACGGTCAAATAACAGATTTGAACCTGTCATATGACGAAGAAGCAGACATGATGAGCTTGTCGTCTGAACAAATTGCTAAACGATTAGAATTAATGAAAGAACAAGAAGCCGGAACGGCTGCTCAAGAAAGATTGCTGGAAATAGCAAAAGAACAATCAGAGGTTGAACAACAATTAGCTGAAACGAATCAATTGCGTGAAGAGTGGAACCAAAAGCTAGATGAAGGTACGGTCAAAGGAAAAGAGCACAGCGAAGCAGTTGATCAGCTAAACGAATCTCAAGCGGGACTTGAAGAAAGACAACAGACTCTCAGAAGTGAATATGAATCGACTGAAGAACAATTGACTGTGGCCATGGAAAACATCGCTGCTGCAACAGAAGACAGCGTAGGACGTCAAACATTACTATTCTCTGATTTGTCTGAAGCTCAACAAGCAGCAGTGGAGTCGATGAAATCTTCTTGGGAATCCTATAAAACTGCAGCTACTGATATGTTTGATACTATCAATGAGGAATCTGAAATTACTGCTAGTGAAATGGCTAAAAACTTGGAAGAAAACCAACGCATCATAGGCGCTTGGGCAGAGAATATTGCGAAATTAGCCGAACGTGGAATAAATGAAGGGTTGCTCGAGCAACTGAGAGAAGCAGGACCCACATCCGCTGGCCATGTTAATGCGTTGGTTAATGCATCTGACGAAGAGCTAGAACGATTAAGCACAGCTTTTGCTGAAGGTGGACAAGTAGCTACTGATGCTTTAAGTACATCTTTGGGTATTGAGAACACTGATGTTTTAAACAAAGTAGGACACCTTGTATTCAGTACTGAACAAGCTTTGTCAAAAGAAATAAAGAACGCCGACTTTGAAAGTATTGGCGGAAACGTAGCTGAAGGTTTAGCTGATGGTATTGATCAAAGCGCAATAGAAGCAGAAAAAGCATCTGAAGGAATGGGCGAAGATGTAAAAAATGCTGCTAAAAAATCGTTAGGAATCAATAGCCCTTCTACGGTATTTAAAGAGTTTGGGTTGAATGTAACAGAGGGAATGAGAATCGGTATCGAAGACGGCGCCCCTACTATTATTCAGCTATTCGAAAAGAATATGGAAAGAATGATATTACTTGCAGGTCGTTCAGTCGATGAGATGCATAAGCGCTTCGATGCAGGTTCTAAAAAGGCGGTTAGTCTAATGCGAACTACATCTACAGAGATAGTCGCTCCTTTTAGTGTTACTCCCGCTCGTTTTAGATCAATTGGTTTGAATTCAATGATAGGTTTGAATGATGGGATGAACGCTGGTAGAGCCAGAGTAATGGCAACAGCTAATAATATAGCTGCAAACGTGGCTACAACGATGCAAAGAGCTCTGCGTATACAATCGCCTTCAAGAGTTATGAAAGACGACGTAGGACGTTGGATTCCAGAAGGTCTAGCTGCCGGTATCGATGACAAAGCTCAAGTTGTCTACGATGCAGTTAACAACATGACTGGAAACATGATGAAGATGACTACTCCCGAACTTGCTTTAGGATCCGGAAGAATGGGTATAAATAGCCAAACTTCCAGCGTAGTCAATAACAGTACTCACTATAATCAATCAAATGCTGACAACTCCGGGATCGTTGAAGCTTTAAGTAATGTGCAAATGGTTATGGATGATGGAACCGTCGTAGGAGTTTTAGCACCAAAGATGAGCAAAGAACTCGAACGCTTAAACAAATCCGCTAAGTTGAGAAAAGGGGTTGCTTATCCATGATTACTATAGATGATAATTACCGTTTAGAAGATTTTGGATTAAGAGCAGTCATGGACTACACAGACCCTTCCACTATTGGCTTTTCAGAAGTAGTACAAAAGATTCCGGGGCGTCCTGGAGTCAGGTTTATTAAAGAAGAAATTGACGTAAGACAGTTATCAGTTCCGTTTAAACTGACCAACAGAAACCACGTTGACATCAATGAGAAGTTGGATCGTTTAGCTGACTTGTTATATGACGAAGACGGTCATCGGAAAGAAGTGAAAATCAAACTAGACCACTGGCAAGGCAAATACGTCATGGGTTATGTGGCTTCTCCTATCATATCTGACAGGCGTTTGTTTCTATCGAATTTAACGCTGGATTTCGTCTGTTATGACCCGAATAAGTATGCTGAAATCGAAGCGGAAGAGATTCTGTGGGGGAGTGAGATTATTGATTTTACTTCAAGTTATTTACTTGGACACGAAGGTTCTACAGGTCAAATTCAAGTAACCAGCAATCAAACACTTGATATATTCTTGGATGGATTATCGATATATCCAGTTATAGAGATAACCGGAACAGCGAATAACCTAAAATTAACTACTAATGGTCAATCAGTTGAATTGCCTAACTTTAGCAATACGACTTGGCAAATTGAACGCTTTAACGCTTGGAGAAACGGTCAAGAGGTATTTGTGGATGCACATAAATTCAAGCTAAGTAAAGGAGCTAATAAAGTTACGGTTACCGGCTCAAATATGAATTTTAATTTAAACATTAGAGTAAGAGATAGGTACAAATAAAGGGGGTGCTTGCTTGATAATAACAATGGACTTGCAACGGAACAAGACGGCAGTATTAGAAAATGCTTTTGGTGTAGGGTACGAAAAAAGAGAAAACGAAATATGGTCAGCTCAATTTTCGTTACCTTTAAATGATCCTAAAAATGATAAAGTGAAACTACTTCAATATGTTGAAATAGAAGATGACGAAACAGACGAATATATTGGATTATTCAGAGTTTTACCCAAACGGACAAGAAAGAATGAAAATCAAAATACTGTAACTTATGAATGTCAACACGTTCTGGGCGGTCTTATCGGTAGCACGCTCTTTAAATATCATCAGATGAGCAATTATACGACGAGAGCCGTTATTGAATGGTTACTTGAACAACAACATACTAAGCATTGGAAACTGGGCACAGTAGAATTTACTCGTTATTTCCATTATTCATGGGAAAACGAGAATCTGCTTAGTGCTCTTTTTAGTGTGCCGAGACCTTTTGATGAGCATTACCGATGGACCTGGGACACAAAGACTTATCCATGGACATTGAATTTGGTAAAAACAGAAACAGAACCTACTGCTCGAATTGCAGAAGGTCATAACCTGAAAGGATTGGAAATTGAAGAGAATCCGATGTCTTTATGGAATCGAGTATATCCATTAGGAGCAGGTGAAGGTGTGAATCAATTAGACATAAGAGATGTGAATAACGGTGTGCCTTACGTTGAGAATTTGTCCAGTATCCAAAAACACGGACTCTACGAATTGACTTGGCCTGACCAACGCTTTACAGATGCATTTTCTCTTAAAGCAACAGCCGAACGGATGTTAGAACTATGGTCCGAGCCCATAATTAATTTGGAGATTAGTGCTGCAGATTTATCAGTTAAAACTGGTGTAGAAATGGATAGATTGAAAGAGGGCAAAGTCGTTAGGTTGCTCTTGGATGACTATCCCACTGTTGATTTGACTATCTTATCTGAAAAAAGACCGGACATTAAAGCTGACCCGAGTGAAGCCATGCTTGAACTAGGTAATCTTAAACGAGATTTAGGAGATTCAGCTGCTGATGTCGAGAGGAAACAGCAAATTAATGAGCTTTATTCTAACGGAGCTACTAACATTATGACTTATAGTTACCAGGATAACGCTGATTCTGATGTCCCGGCCGTTATTCCTTTTTACTTGGATAGCGATGTAGTCAACATCAATACTTGCGAATTGACCTTTAGAACAAAGTCTTTTAGAGCGTATTCTCAGTCTACCAAAGGTGGCGGGGCAATCGTCGAATCCACATCATCTGGCGGAGAAACAACACGCTCAACGACAAGCGGAGGCAGTGTCTCACGTTCTACTTCAGCTGGTGGAGGAAGTACTCAAACCAGCTCAAGCGGAGGTGGTACAAGCACTTCTACAGCTAGTGGTGGTGGAACTAGTAGGTCAACAGCAGGTGGCGGAAGCATTTCAACATCCTCATCTACTAATACTGCTTATGGACATGATGTAATTACAAGTATGGCCGAAGGTGGAGCAGACCGTGCTCACTATCATACTATTTATGGTGATCATACGGCTCACGCACACAGTGTATCCGTATCTAGTCATACACACGGTTTTGAAACACCAAACCATACACACGGCTTCAGTACACCAAACCATACGCACAGTGTTGATGTACCATCACACGCACATGATTTTACAGTGCCTGCTCATAGTCACGATGTTACGATTCCGGCGCATACCCACAGTATAACGTTGCCTGATCATACGCATGATGTTGAACATAAAATAACAGAGCTAACAACCCTGCCAAGAAACATAGAAATAAAAGTAGACGGAAATATCGTTCCTCATAGCGCTTTGAGTGCCAATCGTCTAGATATAGTCCAGTATATGCAAAAGGATAACAATGGAAAGATTACTCGTGGAAATCACACGGTCGAAATTAAGCCAGATGGGCTTGCACGAATCGAAGCAGACTTAATATTGAGGGTCTTTATCAGAAGTCAATTAGGAGGTAATTATTAATGATTACATTGAATATCATCACTCATAGCGGTGACCAAGACAGAGTAGAGATTGAAGACTATGATGCTCAAGTTGTTGCCTCGGATTTAAACGACAATACTAATGAGCATGTCATCGTTTTAGGAAATAACATCTACTCAAAAATAGATATCAAAAGTATAAAACCAGTAAGCGCAGAAGAGGTGGATAGCTAATGGCAGATTTAATTCAAGGATCCGACTCGCTCAACACAGGTAGAGTTAAACTTAATAAAAGTATTGAACAATCAGAACGAGCAGAGAATAAGTCAGAAAATGCAATAAAAACATCTGATGAAGCTAAATCAATCGCGCAAACGGCAGAAAACAAATCAGATAGCGTTCAGGAACAGTTTAATCAGGTTGTTATCGATGGAGACTCATCGGTTGAAGCCGCACAAGCTAGAGTCGATTCAAAAGGCCAATCGCACCCTACTTTAAAAGTTAGGATTGATGATTTTGAAAACAACACTAACCGACAGTTGGACAAGAAGGCGACGAAAGGGCAAATTGTTAGTTCGGATTTGCGGAATACAACCGATGCAGATCGTTTAGGTTTAAGTAATTTAAAAGAAGAAGTAATTCAAGCGATGGCTGGAACAACCTCAGTAAACAGTCTTCCTGCTAATGAGAGTGTAACCATCGAAAAATTAGCACCACAACTACAAGCTATGTTCGTTGTTGAAGGGAGTGTTTGGTAATGAGTGATGTTGGATTAAGAATGTTAGGGAAAGACGATGGAGGAAAAGCCAAAGGAGTATCTGTCAACAATTCGGGGGCAGTAAAAGTCGACAAGCAAACTATTGTGCATAAAGTGCGTAATGCAACAGTCGGTGCGGGTGTCCGAGTAGGTTTATATGGGTTAGAAGAAAACAGTGTATATAATACAGTGCAAGTCAGTGTTAGTCAATCTGTTCCTAACAAGTGCCGATTATTAGCACAACATAGCGATGAATTAGGTACTGATTACGGTACGACTGATAATTACGAACGACAACAAAGAGCTGTAACCATGAGAGCTTCTAAACGTTCCTCTAGGATGAGCATTTTCTTTACGAATGACGGTACTGAGCCAATTACAATTAATGCGGACATTGTAATAACGACGGAGTTAGCAAAAGATAACAATATTATGCATGCTCAAAATGGCGAGTTCAGACAACGTGGAGATGCACTTAGTGGGGCAAGTTACACACGTTTATTTGCTAACGATACACATCCAGTGAGTACAACTCACCCAATGCCAGTGCAAGTAACCAATCAAGTGCAAAACACCTTACAAGTAGATGAGTACGGGAAGGTAGGCACAAAGATTACGCTAGGTGCAGAAAAAGACAGTAACGGACAAGGTGTGTTGCGTGTAATTGATGCAAGTCCTCATGCTTATGACAGTCAAAAGGATTCCCTCAACGTGGTACAAAGACACGACAACTGGACACTAAAATTACAAGGTGCAAACACAGTAGAGACAACAAGAGTAGCAGAAATAGCACGTTATCATGTAATTAAAAAAATAATTGTTAGTGCGAGTGTATCTAGCTCTGTTATTCAATGGGATTTATTGGACGGAACTACTTCAATTGCTCATGGTTATGCGCATGGGTCACAAGTGATTGATATAAACGCTAAAATTACCGAGGGTAAGTCAGTTAAGTTGGTTCTTTCGACATCAGACAGTTCAACAATTCGCGGTGTAGTAATTGGCGAAACATTGGAGGTGTAATAATGATTTATCCTCATATAACGGTTTCTAGTAATAGTACGCTAACCATAATAAATGAAATTTCAAACCAAACATTGCGAATTTACGTTTCCACTGATAAAAATAGTTTAGGAACTGTTGCTATTGAAAGTAGTAATCAACAATTTGATGTAACTGGGTTGACAATAAACACTCTTTATTATGTAACAGCAGCACTTGTTGTTAATGGAGTTGAGGTAGATTACAGCACAACGAAAGAAAGAGTATTAATGGAAGCAATCAACTGGTCGCCTACTGCTAATATACCTAACTGGTTGTTTTTTGATGGAAATCGAATTTATGGTACTCGTGCTGGAGGTGTTGCCAGTAGGTTGGTATATAGTGACGATTTCGGAACTACTTGGAATTTAATTAAAGATTTCGGGGTGCAAATTCAAGCCTTTTTCAAAACGAGAAAAGGAACAATGGTTGTATCTTCCACAGCAGATAGTAAATTGTATAGGTCAACAGATGAAGGTGTAACATGGACGGATTCTTTGACTTTCACACATCAAGGCGTGGAACTATACAATTGGAGTTTTGCAGAAGATTATGGTGGGAATTTTTATGCAGGACAATACGGAAACGTAAAAGATGCGCAGGGAAACTGGATATCGGTAACATATTTATGGAAAACAACAGACGACGGTGAAACATGGGAGCGTATTGATTACTTTGTAGACAAGACTAACAAGCATTTTCATGTTGTTTTTGTTGACAAATACACTAATCGTTTATATGTCACCACAGGCGATAGTATAAAAGAAATGTATTACAGTGACGATCAAGCAGAAACATGGACTCTAGTCGGGGAACAAGGCGTACAAACAGGGTTCACAGGTTTAACTAGCCACAAACACGCTGTTTTCTGCTGTGATGATTTAGCACCAGGTCTAAACCACCTTTATAAAACAACAGATGACGTAACACTTGAAAAGTTATATAAAGTCCCAACTAAATTTAATATGCAAATGTATTCGATGGTGTCTTTTGAAGATGGTGAATTATGGGGAACATGTCACAATGAATGGCAAGAAGATACAAAAAGAAGTGCAATTGTTCGCTCTCAAGATGGCGGTCAAACGTGGGAAGTTTATGCGAGCGTACTAGGGATACCGTCATTTCACTCATTCAGTTATTTCGGTTACGATCGTTGGGGTAAAGCAGATATGCCTTATGTTTTCGTTAATGGTGGCGGTTATGGTTTAGTGCGTATTCCTCGCCTATACAGTAAAAAAACAGCAAGAGCTAGAAAGTATTAACGTCGCGTTGAAGCATAAGTAGCGTTAGCTGAAAATGAAATGAAAAGAATACAAAAGCAAGAGCTGCTCATGGAGTGGCTCTTTTAATTTACAGAAAGGAGAGTGAGTATGACAAACATATCATCCAACATTGGCGAATTAGCATCATTAATCGGCTCTCTCACAGTCGTAGGAAGTGCATTGATATGGATATATAACAAATTTATTGGTGCACCACGAGAAAAGAAAAGAGGGCGTGAAGCAGAAGAACGACAGCGGAACATAATGGAACTCATCACAGAAAAGAACGAACCTTTAAATCAGTCGATTCAAAATCTGAATGGGTTACTAGCGGAAAGCCAAGCAGACAGAAAGCAGTTGAACAGAGTGGCGGAAGAAAACACAAAAACAATAAAGGAGCACGATGCACGACTACATGATCATGACGATCGTTTGATTGTTTTGGAAACAAAAAACGGGATTCGAAAAGTGACGTACAAGGAAAGGGATGAATATTAATGGAAACACTATTAAATGAAGCAGCTGCTTTAGCAGTCGTGATGGCGCCAATTATCGCTATCGTGGTGCAGTTGGTTAAAACATCGGATGTAAATACGCGTTGGTTACCATTTATCAGTATTGCTTTAGGCGTTGGCGTAGGTATCGTATTTGCATTAGCAAGCGGTGCGGATATGTTCTTGTATGGCTTGGCTGGGTTTTTGTCTGGTGCGGGAGCAAGTGGGTTGTTTGACGCTGTTAAATCAGTGAGAGGGGAATAGATATGCAAATCATAGACAGACGCCAATCGGCATTGGGCGGTCAAAAAGACACACGTAAGCGTTCGGACATTACTCATATCGCTTGGCATTATTCAGGTGTAGCAAGAGTCTTAAAGCGTTTTATCACGGCTCACGAGTCGTGGTGGAGAAGTGGACGAGGGTGGACTCGTGGAGGCTATCACTTTTATATAGATGCAGACGGCAAGATTTATCAAAACTATAACTATGAGACGGTATCGAATGGCGTAGGTAATAACAATTCGTATATCGTTAATATCTGTGTTGAGGCAGGCAGTGGTAGTGATTATTCAGACGAACAAGTAAGAGCAAGGGAATGGCTCACACGTAAAATAATGGCTGATTTATCCATTCCAGCAAGCAACGTTTTAGGGCACAAAGAGTTCCCTAAACAGACAACCGCTTGCCCAGGTTATTCAAAAGCACAAATGGACGAGTTTAGAAGACGACTAGCAACACCAGTGAAAGGGAGTGAACCAACCGTGTCAAAAGAAGGCAATTTATATCGAGTACAAGTTGGAGCGTTTAGCGACAAAGCGAACGCCGAAAGACTAGCTAAAGAATTAAAAGACAAAGGTTATCCAGTCTATATCCCAGACAGCACAGAAGTGACGGTCAAGGAAGCGCCGAAACCGGCACCTAAACCTAAACCACAGAAATCAATCGACCAACTAGCTAGAGAAGTTACAGATGGGAAACATGGTGCAGGCGATGAACGTAGACGATCACTGGGCAGTCAGTTTGATGCCGTACAAGCAAGAGTGAACGAGCTGTTACGTCCAACGCCTCGAAGAACGGTTAAAGACATGGCGGACGAAATCGAACGCTTAGGCATTCAAGGTAACGCTGCAAGAGCAAAGCATCTAGGCTTGTCGCTTAAAGAGTATGAGCCAGTCAGACAAGAACTGAATAGACGATATAAATAACCTAATATGATATACTGTAACTCATCCCGATTAATGGGAATAAATCGAGGATGTATGTTTGGCCCTCACCTTAATTGGTGGGGGTCTTTTTAATTATTAATTGCTATGCATTCCCTTTCATTGCTATAATAATATTATTATACCGTAAAGGACTGAGCAGAATGAATACATTAAATTTAAATAATAGGATTTTGTTGTTCGCAATTTGTACATCGATTGAGTTTGATTTAAGGAAATTTTTAGAAACTCATAGTGAAAGCGAAGAGATATCTCGTGAATTATTTGAAAAAGCAAAAAACAGAAATCCAAAAAAATCTTTATTTAATTCAACGAATAACATTGAGATTTTGATTGAATTAGATATGGGAGATTTGATATCAATCATCAACTCTAAAGCTCCGTTATTCAATTTATCTAAAGTTCAAAAAAGAAAATTAGCTACGATATTCGATAAAATAATCCCAATAAGAAATAAAGTTATGCATACCAAACCGATAGAGTTTTCAGATACAGGCATCATGGAAGAAGCTCTTTATACTATTGATAAAGAGATAACATTTATAGAATGGAATTCTTTACTTGATACAAGACATAAAATTGAAAAAGAACCACAGAAGTTAATAATTGAAACAAAGTTTGTACCGAAGATTGAAAATAAATCTAACATTTACCACAACCTACCAGTACCAGAGTATGAAGATACCGGGTACATAGGTAGAAATAGAGAGATAAATGACATATTAGAATTATTACAATCACCAAGACATCAAATTATTACCATTGTAGGTAATGGCGGTATAGGCAAGACTGCAATTACAGTTAAAAGTTTGCAAGAGCTTCTAGAAAAAAATAATGTTCCATTCGAAGCAATACTTTGGATAAGCTTAAAAACTAGGACTATATCCAAAGGGGAGTTTGTCAATATAAAAGATGCTGTGGTTAATATTTCTAAACTATATAGCAAACTTCACAAAGTTACTATAAATGAGACTGGGAATCCTCAACGAGATATCCTTAACTTTATGGATGAATTCCCTACTTTGTTAGTTTTGGATAATTTAGAAACTATTCCTACTGAAACAATTATTAACTTTCTAAAATCTATACCAATGAAATCTAAAGTTTTAATAACATCAAGAAGTGGAATAGGCGAACTAGAATATAGATATGTATTAAAAGAAATGAATTTAAAAGATGCCAAGCAATATTTTGTCTCGCTTTCCAAATACTATAATCTTGATTTACACAAAAAAAATAATGATGAATTGATTAAGCAAGACTTATATTCAAGTCCTTTATCAATTAAATGGTATATAACTAGTATTTACTATGGAGCAAATGAGAGTTTAATTTTGTCTAATAAAGATAAACTTGTAGAATTTTCAATGTCAAATATAATCGAAAATTTGACTCAAAACCAGATTGAAATGCTTTGGCTATTAATCATTGAAGGGAAAACTCTAAGTTATGGAGAGATTGAATTTTATATTAATGATATTGATGAACAAGAATTAATTTTAAATTTAAATACTCTTACTGCTACTAGTATGGTCGTGAAGAAAAGTGATGGTAATTATGAAATTAATGATATGGCTAAGGAGTACTTAAAAATTTATAGAACACCTCATCCAGATTTTATTAAAGAAATTGCTACAAAAAGAAGAGATTTAAACAGACTCTTACAGATGATAAAGACAAAAAATGAGGCTGATCCATTTAATCCTAAATCTTTATTAAGCAACTTACAAAATGAAAATACTAAAATTGCTTCAATTTATTTAACACAAGCCTTAAAACTAAGTCAAGAAAAACAATGGGAAGAAGCAGATAAGTTGATTCAGAAAGCTGAAAATGTTGCACCTGAATATTTTGAAGTGTATAAAATCAAAGCTTTTATTAACGCAGAGAATAATAATATAATGGATGCAATCGAATCATATAGAACTGCTATTGAAAACACTACAAGTGATAATGAAAAAGCATCAGTCTACTTTTTATTTAGCGGATTCTATACTTTGAAAGTGGAAGACTATATAAAATCCTTGGAATATATAGATCTTGCAAATACCATAATTCCGAATAATGCAGTTATAGTATCGGAAAAAGCAAGAATTCACATGTATCTAGGAGAATTCGAAGAATCTGAAATGCTATTTAAGTCTATTGATTTATCTTCAAATGATACAAATAAGTTTAAAAACCAATATGCAAGTAGATTGGGTGAACTTTATAGAAGAATGTCTAATAATTATTACGAACGTGATGTTAATCTCAAGTTTGAATACTTAAAAAAAGCAATTTCAGTTTTTGAAGAACTAGAGTATATTGATCCAAGAACTTATTCTACATTAGCCAACGTTTTAAATAGTCTAGTAAATATAATTTGGCATGAACCTTCAAAAGAAATGTTTATTAGTTTGTACAATAAATATTATAGTGATTTATCAAATAACAATTCAGGATATATAAAAAAACTTAGAAATATGATTCTAGAAAATAAATATGATTTACCAGAAGATGTAGTGAAATCCGCCTCGAAATTAGGCGTTAACTTTCTTAAGGAAGCGTCTGAGATAGATGATAAAAATAAAGGTATTATAACTAAAGTTACTAATCGTTTTGGTTTTATTAGAAATAAATATAGTGATCATTACTTCAATCTTTCTCAAGTAAATTATGACAACCCTTCAGTAGGAGAAGTAGTTAGTTTTGATATTGGAAAAAACAATAAAGGGTTGATTGCATTAAATATTGATAAAGTAGTTGATACTTTAAAATAGTTATAGTATAATTAATTCAAACAAGAAATAATTTTAAAAAGGCGGCTATTAGTCGGCCTTTTTTTGTTCAGGAATCTAATATATTTGCAACTGGATCAAATCTTGAAGTGTTAGGCACATTATATAAATTTATAGTGGGCGAAATTGAAAGTAAAAAAGAGCAGACTAATCATCTGCTCTTTTTTTAATGATATTTTCATATGTATAACCTAGCATCGTAGCAAATGCCATCGCTTCGAATGCGTCTTGATAAACTCTCATCTCTAATCGAGATCCATGCTGAAAGATGACTTTCTTATGATTAATATGTATCGATATGTACTTCTTGTTTTGAGTTGATTCATATGTTTTAATCCATTTGTCCAC